GTTCTAGTAACTTGATTTAATCTAATACCATTTGATAATCTTAATAATTCTACAAAATTAGAATCATCAGTTGATGTTAATGTTCTTTTAGCTAACGTTAAATCTATTTTAAATCTATGAGCTCCTGGTGCATTTGCATTTGACGAACCTTGAGCATTATCAACTAAAGAGACATCATCATTTGGTGTTATAAAACTTTCAGTAATAGTTAAACCTACTCTATAACTAGGTGTATTTGTATATTTGTCTAAAATTAGAGTTTGTTCTGTTACAGATACATGAAAACCATTAATGTAATAAACACCCTCTGCAATATTGGCTGCTGAACCTGTTGCTGTAGAATTTACAACAGCTGATGCTAAAACAGTAACGCTACCGATTGCAGTAGCATTAATTGTTTCTCCGTTAGAAAATGCAACGGAAGTATTATTTGTTCCTGTTTTATTGTATTTTACATATAAAGTATCAGGATCTGTTCCATCATTAGCAACAGCATTAACACAAATACCTATAACACCTGATGTAACACCTGTTAATTGTTTACCAATATAATCTGATATTGAAGAATATGTTTTAGATGTTAATTTAACAGCATAATAGTTTAGATCAAATCCAATTTCACCAGGAATAACCATTGTTCCTTTTTCAAAAAGGTGATCAGATACTCTTTCGATTTGATTTTGAAGAATTGTTTGAGATTGTGTTAATTCTCTAGCTTGTACAGCAAAAGAAGGTCTGTACAATATTCTATGAAATTTTTTCGACTCATTATAATCATCAAAATAAGGCGAAAGGTTAAAGTCTGTTGGACTTGGCATATTTCTCCCTAAAACTCAATTACTAATTTAATATTCTCAGTTTGGTCGGCTGCTCTTGTTATTGGTGCTCTATTTTCAATATATAACACATCACCTTTATGTCTGTCCAACTCTGATCCTTTATAACCATTAGTAAACGTAATTTGGTCGGCAGTTTCACTTGCAACTGAACTTGGAGTTCCTGTAGAACTTGAAGTTGCTCCTGTGATAACGTTTGCTCCGCTAAATGCAGTTAAATTACCATTACTATCAAGACCCTCATCATTAAATCTAGTTTGTATGTAATGTAATATTCTATTAGTAGCGTCCCACTCAACAACTTTTCCTACAGCACCTGTTGTTGCTTGAGATATTTTTTCATCTACTTGAAAAGTTCCTGGAGTTGGTGATGAAGCAAATCTAACTGCTTTTGTTGCTCTTAATGTTGTAGCGCTAGCAGCTGTTCCACTTGAATATGGATCTCTTATCAATACTATTCTTCTAAAATCGTTTTCAGAAGTAAAATCTCCAGTATTTGAAGATTCCGTTCCTTCCAAATTTACGTTTAACATTACAAAAAATCCACCCAATTCTTTTACAGCATCAAAACCGTGTCCTCCTTTGGGTTCTATAATACAATCTAATTCAGCACCCGATAAACTTGTAGCACCAGCAGAAACTATATCTGCGTTACGAATATAAGCAATAGTATAACCTGTTCCTACATTTGTAACGGTAACTGATGTTACTGCTCCACCTGAAACCACAACTGTAACTGTTCCTGAAGAACCATCTCCACGAATTGGAATACTTGTATATGTTCCGTTTGTTCCACCTGAACCAGCAGATTTAATTTTTACTATGTTGATAGCGCCATCTACAGCAGCAGATGATACAGTAGCATTTGTTGCTACAGCCATAAAATCTGTTGATAAAAAATTTGCTTGTTGTGAAGCTGTCAAAGTGTACATATATTTCCACTTATAACCATCAGCAGTTGTTATAATGTTAACAGAAGTTCCTGTTGGTTCTGTTGTTGAAGCAGAATTATTATTATTGTTTAAACATTTATAAACGTTTCTATCTGATGTTAAAACATAAAAAGTAGCATCAAATAAAGTTGTTGCACCACTATTTGAAGTTTGCGTTGATGTTGTTCCTGTAATTCTATTGCCGTAATCGTTTCTATAGATGTCGTAAGTTGTTCCATTTGTCCAGTTTCTTCTAGGTATTACATAAGATACGTCTGATGCTGATATTTTTTTAACAGCAAGCAAATCATCATATGTATAAAATTCTTCCGATATACTATCTGCTGGAGTTATAGATGCACTATCTGTTCCTTGATTATCTGTTCTTAAATCACCTCTTGTTTGTGTTGCAAATGGTTGAGGTCTACCTATTCCTAGATAATAAAGATTAGACGCTGGTTCAGAAAAAGATTCTGCAAATTGTTCACTATTGTGTATTCTAAATTTATTTGTTATAATTGCTGGCATATTTAATTTCTTTAGTTATATTTATACAAGTTTTTCAAACTTATTATTATTTATACTCATTTATGGTATGGTTATCGTAGTGATTTCGGAAGGCATAGTTAACTTGGTTTTAATACCTCTGCCTAAATCACTTGAAGAAAATAAAAGAGTATTATCATTACCGTCCAATGATGTTTTAGTTCCAAAAGTAACATTATTACTTAATTCTGCAATAGAATAATTTGTTCCGGATAAAGCAAAAGTTTTAAAAATTTCTCTATTAATAGTTCCATATCTAGGGCCGGCATAAACAAAACCGTTATTAACTTTAGTTCCATTAATAATACCTCTAACTCTAGATTCTACAGAAATGCCTATAGGAGCTCTTTTTAAAGTAATATCTCTAGTAGTATTTGAGAAAGGAGATATAGTAGATGTATTTAAATCTGCTCCAATACCTAATTGAGAATTTGCTCTTAAATTTGTACCATCATCTATAGTACCCAATCTTCTACCAAATATTGTAGAAAATAAAGTATTAAGAATACTGAATAACGGTTCTTCTGATTGTAAAGATACAGCACCTATTATAGGAAATTTAACTTTAACATTTAGTCTTGAATTAATATTAACTTGACCTGTAAGATAAAAACCTGATGTGTGCATTGTTTTTTTGAAAGTATCTCTCCATTCTGTTATAGAACGGCCAACTTTTATAACATAAGAAAAATCTTGATAATATAAAGAGTCTTGTATTCTTATAGTATTTTCAGAAACAAATCCATCTTCATTTATATAAACTCCTTCGGTATTAGCGATAGAACCAATATTCAAAGATGCTGTGGCTGAATTTGATCTTGCAATTGTACCTGTAGCTCCTGATGAACCTCCAGATATTGTTGAATTTTGTGTTATAGTTCCTGAACTATTTTTTAATACTAATAATCCTGTATCTTGATTATAATTAACAACAACTGCTGTAACCGAAGTACTAGTAGTTACTGTTTCTCCTTCTATGAAAATTCCTGAAGTGTTTGTTAATATTAAATTTTTATATAAATTTAAAGTAGGAGGTGTTGGAGAATTTTCATAACCTTTACCATATTCTAATATTTTTAAATCTAATACATTACCAATAGTCGTAGTGTAAGCTTTTAAAACTGCATTATTACCTGTTGATGTGATTGTTATTGTAGGTAATTTTGTATAACCATTTCCTGAATTATATAAGTAAACATCAGTAATATCTCCTATACCAGTACCAAATTCTTGTACTAATTTATTTCCTGAATAAGTATCTTCTTGTGTTGTTGATTCTTCTAAAGAAATTCTATCACCAGAATTATCTTCTAAAATAATTCCACCATTTACTATTGAAATAAATCCAGATGCGCCTGCTCCGTTGGTGTTCGTATTATCAAAAACTAATTCATCACCAATTGAATACCCTGTACCAGGATTATCTATTATAATTTCAGAAATACTACCTGAACCTATAGACTTAGTTTGTACTATAGCCCCTTCACCTCCTCCTACAATAGATACATTTTCAGATTCTTCGTGCAAAACTCCTGAATTTGTTATTGTATGTGAAATAGGAATTCCTGTAATTGTTGCTTTAATTAAAATATCGTCTGTGTCGTTTACTGTTCCATTGATTTGTTCTCCAATCAAAAATGTTCCTTGAATACTATCTTCGTTTAAGATAAATTCAGAAACAGTATTAGATTCTATTAAAAATTTACTTACGTTTTCTACTACTGCCGTTGCACCGGAAGTTTTACCAGTTATAGTTCTTCCTATTAAATTTAATGTTTCTCCTTCTAACTCTAACGATCTTAATATTTTATTAACTGTAAATTTACCATCAGATACTCTTAATATTTGTTCTCTAGGATAAATTGTTTCTGAAGCTTCGTTAAATAATAATCTAAAAAATAATTCATTACCTATTTTAGTCCCTTTAGATTGATATAAAGATTTTATATTTTTAATTAAATTCCTTTTATTAATATTATTATTTAAATTTTCAGGTAATGTTGCTAAAAATTCATTTCTAAAATTAATTAAAAAGTTTGATATTGCTTTATCAGGATCTCTAAAATTTAATAATTCTTGTATATTGTTTACAGGATTTGGTCTATAATTATTAATTACAGCACTTGCATTAGAAGAAGAACCTAATATTGTTTCTCCTTTAATAAATTTGTCTTGTGCAACAACAAACAATTTATTATTATCTAAATCTTCAGCAAGTATGGTTGATGTTGCTTTTGATGTTTGTCCTGTAACTATTTCTCCTTTAATAAATTTACCATAAGAAGAACTTTCTAAAATTATTTTATCGCCAGCATCTAAAATAGTTTTTTCAGATTCAACACGAGAACCATCTAATAATAAATTATTTTCTTGATTTGTTTCTGTTTCTAATCTTATACCATCCGTTGTTTGTACACTTGTAACCACCAATTCGGCAGCTTCCATAAATGTATAATATGTTTTTAAAAATTCTACAAATTTAGGATGATCTTCAAGTACAAAATCAGGTACTTGTGAAGTAAGTAAATTGGATATTTTATTTTTAAAATTAGCCATAATTAATAGCTAGTTGTTGTTGTGTAACCTACTCCTGCTTCTGCCGAACCTCCAACAAAAGCATCTGATTGAACTGTAATATAAGAATTTTCTATATCAATTTCTACGATTTGATCTCTTACAGGAACTATATCATTAGAATTTGGTTTAACAGTTAATTCAATTGCAGTTGATGTTTGATTTCTAATATTTTCTACATTAGTTATATTTAAAGATGTTAATGTAATTTGGCCTGTAGAATAATTAATTGTTCCTTGAGTATTATTGGCGTATGTTCTAACACCATTCAATAATCTATATCTTCTTATATTTCCAACGCCATCATCATCTAAGTAATAAACGTTTGTTGTATCACCATTAATTTTAAAACCACTTGATTCTAAAATTCCTCCTTGAGAAGCATTATAACCCGATACAGGATTGTATAAAGAGTTTCTAAAATAGATATCATATCTTGTAGAAGAATTTAAAGTTGGAGTAAAATTTTTTCGTATTTTAATAGTAGTTATGTTTGATACTATACTAGTATCAGTATTGTCTATTAAACCTACAACTTTGGAATATCTGAATATGCCATCAAATTTTTGTAATGTATCTGTGTTATAATTTGTTAAAGTATTAATAACGTCCGATTTTAAAGTGTCAGAAGTTTTTGTTGTTAATCTTGAATCATATTTTACATTACTTGTAATTAAAATAGAAGTTGTTTCAGGATCTACAATAACAGGCCTTACAGAAGCAACATTGTAAGGTTTTAATGCTGTAACTATACTTGCTTTTGTTGTATTTGTAAGTGTAGAACCGCTTTTTGCTTTTATAGCAATTTTTACAACACCATAAACGGGCGTCTCATCATTTTCTCCACCCCATGCACTTACAGATAGAGCATTTGGATAAATTGATTTGACTATTGTTTCATAGTCAGTTGTTGTTACAGCTCTGTTTTGAGCTGCATAATTTAAAGGTGCATTGAAACGAATTGACTCTTTAGATTCTGCCGTTGTTCCACCTTGTGATGCTGAATTTGTAACTATAGATATGTCCGAAAATCCACCAATTGTAGTTGACAAAGTAAAAGAAGATGCGCCATTTGATTGATCTCTGTTTGTAACAATATATTCTAATATTATGATATTACCATCAGATAAAGAAGAACCTATAACACCATCACCAAAATAAATTTCAAATTTTCCTTCTTCTCCTTCTTGTAAAAAATAAACATTAGATGCACTTGTTACTCCATTAAAACCACCGGCTAATGAATAGACATTTGTAGTTGTATCTGTAGAACTGTTTTGTACGGAAACTTTCAATGTTGTTGTGTCAGCATTCAAACTATTGATTACAAATTTTTGATCAGGATCATTTTTATCTACTGTATATCTATAGGTCACCAATGTTCCTTCGTAAACATTTACACTTGAAAAATTGTAAACACCATTTACAGGAGAAATGGTGTAATCTTGATTTGTTATGTATTGATAAGTTGTTCCTAAAACAGAAGTTGTAAATATTGTTCCTTTTGTTAATGTTAAAGTTGAACCTGTTGCATTATTGACAGTAATATTTAAATTTGCTACAGGAGCTCTAACAGAAGATGGAGTATAATTTAACATCTTTGCTAAAGATACAATATTTTTTCTTATATCAGCACTATCTAAATACATTTCGTTTGCTAACATATTAGCGTTGAATCCTAGATAATGTGTGTTATAGGCTAATGTGTCTAAAAGAACGGCAAAACCAGATCCTTCAAAATTATAATCTGAAAATTCTGATTGACTTTGTAAAAATGTTTTTAAATTGCTTTTTATATTATCAAAATCAAAATCTGATACTTCTAATTTATTACTTGCCATCTTATCTTAGTCTTTCTAAAAATGTTTGTACTGTTACCAATTCATTTGAACCAATTACATAAAAATAAATTGTCAAATCATAAGCATTATTATCATAGTTTGGTCTTGCTGCAATTTGAACTAATTTAATTCTAGGTTCAAAATTTACCAAAACCTCTTGTACTTTTCTTTGTAGGTTTAATGCTGTAAGAGGTGTCATTAATTCAAATAACATAGCTCTAACACTAGAACCTATTTCAGGATGAAAAGGCCTTTCAAAATGAGAAGTATTAATTAAATTTCTAACACTTCTTTTAACAGCTTCAACATCTGTTAATTTATTTACATCACTAGTTACTACATTACGGCCAAAATCCAAGTCTAAATCTTTGTATTTTACATTAGCACGTTTACTGTTATTTGTACTAGAGGCATCGTAATTTGGCATATTACTATATTTATATCAAATCGTCAGGCGATTTACCATTATGATATAATTTAAATTCTTCTACATAATCAGGTATAGTAGGCGTAGTAAACGTAATAAATTTATCTTCATATATACCAAAATTATCAATCCACACTTTTATTTTGTAAGTTGTTGAAGCTTCACAGTTAAACCTAATAACTTGTAAATACTCAGATTGTGTTTTAAACATATTAATGTTTT